TTTCATCCAAATTATCATAATCTTTGTATAGTCGTAGTTTATCATAATACTGTGTATGGGGCACACCATTAGGACGAATACCTCCAAATGAAGTTATATACTCACCATTATAAAAAACATCATATTTTTTTAATTTTCTTATTGATTTTCTAAATTCAAAGTCATTTAAAATATCGTTTCTATGCTTTCTATTCATTATATAATATATAATGAATAGAAAAAAATTTTTAAAATATTTTAAAATTTGCGGGGAAAAATATAATTATATTAATAATAATTTAAAAATATCTCCGCATTTTCTAAAATTAAAATGTTTTACAATAATATATTAATGATAGAAATTATTGTATTATCTGTTATAGGTTTTGCTTTTGTTGCTTTTCTTTTTTTTTATAATTTTAAGTCTTCTTTTTAATATATGTTTCTAACATCATATTAGCACTGCTTCCCATTTTTTCCGCATCTTTTTTAAGTTCATCAACATTAAATATAGGGTATTTCTCACTAATAAAAGAATGACGAAATATATTAACACCTGCCTTTTTTCCCCATATACGTTCTAAATGTTGATTTAATTTAATAGAATTCATTTTTTTATTTTGTGTATCAACCAATAAATATTTATGTGGATTAATCTTAATAAATTTTTTTATTAATGTTAATAATTCTTTAGGAACTTTTATAACCTGTTCGCCTTTCTTATCACTGCCCTTATATTTATTAAAATGAAATTCATCTTTTTTTAAATAATTATCATTTTTATCATCTATATCTTTAATAACAAAATCAACCCAATCAACCGCTCGGCGTGGTGGTATATAAATACCTGATGTTAATGATACTAAAATTAAATCTTGTAATTTTTTATATTCTTGTTTTGTTAGATCGTCTTTATTCCATAAACCTTTAACACTTTTAATCATTTCATTTACTTTCTTTTTTACATCATCTTGTGAAACCCAATTTTTTTCTTGTGATTCAGTCTTATTCTGTTTTAAATTTTCACTTCTATAATGTTCTGCGTCGCTCATCATCTCTTTTTTATATTTCTTATTATGGTTATCGTCTGTAATACTTATTAAACTACTGTATATTGTTTTTCTAATATTAGGTTTAATATCTTTTAAATGTTTTATAATTACATCTTCATTCTCAAACCAGTTAATATTAAATTCATCACCTTCTTTATGAAATTTCTTAAATAAATTTTTTAAGATTGATGTATATGTATTAATACTATTTTGTGAAATTTTAGGTCTATTTTTTTTAATGTCTTCTTTTAACTTTGAAACATCCATATCTGTATATATTCTATATATATAAAATAAATTTTAATATTAATATTTATTTTCTAATTTATAAATATATAAATATGGTTGATATAAGAACAACAAATAAAATCTTTAAAGAATTAAAACTAAATCCTAAAATGATAAGTAAAAAAGATTTTCATTTTGGTTTCAATGCTGAAATGGAACATAGAAATATTACTCACGGCGATTTTGATATTACAAGTAAAATTGTAATAGCACATTTAGAAGAGATACCTGATTATTATAAAAGATTAAAGAAATTAGAAAAGAAGGCAAATAAAGAATGGAATAATAAGGATAAGAACATATATTTATAAATTTTAAACATTTTCTAAATATCATATATATATATAGAAAATGTTTTAACTTAATATTAATAATTAATTTCAAACATATAAATATATTTTAACTTAATTTTAATCTAAATCTATGGTTAAACCTTAATTAAAAATTTTTAATTAAGTTAATCTATGTATTAATACTTAATATTTAGTTAATATTTAATATATTAAATAAATATTTATGATTATGATTAAGTTTATATTTAAATGTCATTAATAAAATCTAAATTATTTAAAAAATCATCAAATTTTTTGTTTTCAATCTTTTTATCTTTAATCAAATTAAAGAAGTTATTACCACTTAATTTATAACTTATTGGTTTTTTAGTATGACTATCTTTTTTTTCAATTTTAAAATAACAACCACTCCAATTAGTTATGCATCTTTCAATATATGGAAGAAATGCTTTATATTTATATTTTTCATCTACATTCTCTTTTGCTGTATCATCAAAATCAAATATATTAGATATCTTTTTTCGGTTTTGTTCTACATATGGAATTAATAACTCAATATTTTTTCTATCTATTAGCGTCTCATTATCAAATGTATTTTTTATTTTTAATACTTCAACAAACTTATTTATTATTGATAATTTTAAGAAATGTCCTTTAATCATCTCTTTACAATTATTACTATTATATATATCTGATTCAATCATATTAATATAACTTTTATGTTTCTCATCATATGCTCTTTGTAAATATTGTTTTGTATGTGCATTTATAAAACCATTATAAAAGTTTATTGCTTGTTCTTCTATTGATAAATCTTTTTTAATCATCTTTTTATAAAAATATTTTTCTTTTATTAATTTATCATCACTGGATGCTTTCATAAGTTTTTCTTTTAATGTATATTTTTCAATATCATTACAATCAATATCTAATATTTCATTATATTCTTTAATCATCTTTTCTAAATTGTCATCTTTAATATTTTGTAATTCTTCTTTATCTTTTTTGTCTTGCTTTTTAGTTATTGGTTTTTCTTTCGTCTCAATTGGTTTATCATATTTATATCCGCATTTATCCAAAAATTTATAATACATTTTTTCATAATGTGTATTTGATATATACATCTCAAACAGATTAAAATAAATAATCTCTCTTAATGCTTTAGGTGTTTCATTAAATTGTTTTAATGTATCATTCATTATTTGTAATGTATATGTTTTTTCATCATCTTTTTCTTCACTAATAAATTTATTTACTTCATCTATACATAATTGTATTTTATCTTTATTATAATTTTCAAAATTATCTAATGATAAATAATAAATATCATCTCTATTTTTTTTCATATTACGTTTATTTTCAGGTAATGAAAAATACATTTTATTCTCTTTAATATGTCTTACTCTCATCATCATTTGGAACATATCCCTAACACTGCAAGTAGGAAACGGACACATCATATATACATTATCAAAATCATTTTTTTGAGAATAAGAACAACCAATCGTATTTGTTGGTGTTGTTCCTACAAAAGAAGCATCTTTCCAAGTTGTATTAATATTTTTAAGAGTATCTTTAAACATTTTATCATCTCGTTTATAACCACCAAAATACATTAATGATTTATTAAATTTGTCAGGCATAAATTTACGACCTGCATCAATTAATTCTAATTGTTTTTTAGTTGAACTACATATATATGGTTTTTTATTATTTGTAATTTCATTTATTAATTGTTTTTCTAAATCTTCATAAGATAATCTTATAGCGTCTCTTTTTATAGGGGCGGTATTATTTTTTATTAGTGTAATAGGTTGTTTATATGATTTTATAAATCTAATGGTTCTATTTGTTAAAAAAGCATCAGCACATACAACCTTTTCAGCATTCATAATTAATTGATTTAATTTATTATAACAATCTAAATATTTACTCTTCATAGTTGGACTACTAAATTGGGCAAGTATTGCTTCGCTTTCATCTAAAAATATACATTGATAATTATTATCAACATTTATTTTTTGAATACTTTCAACACTAATGATCAATTTTTTTGATTTAGAAATATTTATTTTATCTTTATCATTTTCATCTAATAAAGCGTCAGTATAATTATCTATTTCAAACTCTTGACTAATAAATAATGAAAATGATACTCTTGGTGATAAAAATAAATATCTTTCATATTTTTTCTCTTTTATCATTCTTTTTATAGCGGTTGTTTTACCTCTTCCTAAATAAGCATATAATATTATAAATTTATTATCATCTAAAATATTGTTTTCATCTTGTGTTTTTTCTTGACTTACAAATTCACTATGTTCTTCTATAACTTTTATATCATCTAATTCTAAATCAAAATAAACTCTAAAAAGTTCTTCTTCTGTATTAAAATATTCAGGGTGTGATTTTTTAGCAAGTCTTTTTAAAGTATTAATATTAAATGTTCTACCATCAATTTTAAATTTATCAAATCCATTTATAATATTATCATCATTATCTGTTTTTTTACTTAATAAACTCCATTGTATCCAATCCTCTTTTAAACCTCCCGCTCCACGAATTCCAAAACCAATATTTAAAAAATCTTGATATGATGGTGTATTATTAGGTATTAAATATAAATATCTTTTATATAAAGGTAAATTTTTTAAGTCTATATATGTCATATTTTTTTTTGACATTAAAGTATTATCTTCTGTTAAAGTAAAATCAAAATTATTAAAATGTTCTATTGATATTTGTATTTGAGTATCTGTTTTAGGTTCTTCATCATTTTTTTTAGTTTCTTTTTTTTTGATTTGTTTTATTGGTTTTTTCATCTGCTCTGTTTTATTTTCAATCATCTTTTTAGTGATTAAAAATTTACTATTGATATTATGACATATAAGTGTATCTAATACATCAATATTTTTTGTTGGTAATAATTTAAAAGATTTATATATTTTTGTTTGGTTAATACATCTAATTAATTGATAATTACCGTATGGGTGTAAGTCCATAATTCCTTTTTGTTTATCATCTTCAATAAAAAATAATTTATTAAACATTTCTTTTTCAGTATCATTTAATGGATTTGTAAATCTATTATTAATGTATAAAATAAACATTTTTTGTTCTACAAGATTATTAAATTTAATAGATTGATAAATTAGATGGTTAGAAAATTTATTTTTTCTACTACTATTTAATATGACAATGTCCTCATCAGTTATAAATATATCAAAATCATTATTTAAAATATGTGCTATTGCAGTTATAAAAAATGTTCTTAAAAGTGTATCATCTTCATCATCTTTTATTGGTGCTTCTAAATCAAAATATAATTTAGTCTCATCATTTGGTTTAATCATTTCATACATATTATGATTGTCATTTAATAACTTTTTTAAATGTTCTATTTTTGTTTTTTTGATACAAAAATATTTTTTTGTAATGTCTCCTTCTTTTACAAGTTCATTTGTATCTTTTGTGTATATATCAGCGTTTTGATGATCTGTTCCTAATAAAAAATATTCATCTATATTATCAATATCTTCTAATAATAATCTACGTATATGATATATAGATGAATATTTTTTAATGGTTTTTACTGCTTCTTCATCAGGTCTATTTTTATATATTTGATTTGGGGGTAAAACTTTTTTAGGCATAATATATATTATATATATTATATATTTAGAAAATAATTTTTAAAACATTTTTAAATAAAAAATTTAAATCTATAGTATTTTTTTTTAAAACATTTTTTTAGAATTTGCGGGGATATTTTTTTTTTAATTCTATATATAATTTTTTTTATCTCCGCATTTTCTAAAATTTTTATATACACATATATATATATATCAATAATGAGTGCTTCAATAATAGATTTTGTAAATTGTCATACAGAAAATGAAGTAGGTAATACTAAATATATAAATGATAAATGTTTAAATGTAAAAGAAATTAATTGTGATAATGGATATGTTCAAAATACAATAAAAATGAGAAGTTTAACACCTGACACATATTTAGGTTTAGATTCTAATAATAATATGGTATCAAAAGAAACACCTATTACAAGTAGTAGTCCTTATGCTATTCTTTCGGGTGTATTATCACCTCAAGTTGTTCCTGCTGGAACAAATCAATTAGTAAGATTTACAAGTGCAACTATTATAAGACAAAATAAGGTTGTTATAGATCCATCATTTGAAACTTTTACTATTAGTGATGCTGGTGTTTATTTAGTTGATTTATCAATTACTTGTGATGTTATAAATGGTATTGCTTCATTATCATTTTTACTTAATGAATTCAGTGAATTTTTACTTGATAGGGTAGAAGCAAATTCAACATCTATTTTATCGTCTAAAATGACTTTAAAAGGTTTTATGAATGTTGTAGCAGGAACTCCATCGTTTTGTAGATTTAGGATAACAGCAGAAAATAATGGAATGACTTTTAGAAATCCTCAACTTTCTATTACTCCTGTTTAATTAAAATTATTTATATTTTATGAAAAAATTATATATACATATATATATATATATATATATAATGAGTTCAAGTATCATAGATTTTGTAAATTGTCATACTGAAAAAGAAAATGGTGATAACAAATATATTAATGATAAATTTTTAGATGTAAAAGAATTAAATAGTGAGGATATGTATGTATCTAAAAGTTTAAATTTAAAAGGTGTTGTTCCTGCTAATTCTGTATTAGGAACTGATGCAAATTTTAATATTGTAAGAAGCATATCATCAGTATCAACCCCTGCTTATTATTCTTATAATAATGGTATTGGTTTAACATCAATAGGGGCGGGAAGTGGTCCTGCTTTTCAATTTGGAGTTGGTGGAACACTATTAGAAGCAACCCCTAATATAACCTATACACTTGGTCTTTTACAAATTTTTGATGATGGTATATATTTATTCAATTTTTCAACATTAGTCAGTGTTGATACAATCGCATCATCAGGAAGTTTTACTTTAACTTTTACAAATTATGCCTCAACTGATAGAATTTTTCATATAGGTCAAACTTATGGTTTTTCAAATGTTAATGATAGACAATTAATATGTGGTTCTTTTATTACCTCTTGCCGTGGTGTTTTTCCTGAATGGCGTTTAACAACTCTAAACCAATACACAATATCAAATGTATCACTAAGAAATATGAATACTTCAATTTACAAGATTTCTAACCTTCCTTAAAAATCTATTTCAGTAATTTTTTTAAAATTTCGGTTAATCCTTTACCCTCTAATCCATACCCATATTTTTCTTTATTATAATTTGCCATCATTTCATTCGCTTCTTTTTCTGCTTTATTAATTAGATATTTATGATGTAATGCTTTTATTCCATAAACACCAGCAAGACCTGCAAGACCTAAAAGTTTATTTTTATGTTTTTTCAACCAGTCTGTTATGCCTTTCCCTCTCATTTCATTTTTTCCCGCTCCTTGTTTTAATACATCTATTTTTGCTTTAGCGTCAGTAATAAATTTAATAAATGTCTTATGTAATGAAAATTTAGGATCTGATAACATTTTTTCTATATCCTGCATTATAAATTTTTCTAATTCAGGATTTAGATTACCGCTATATTTCAATAAGTTCATAACAAAATTTTGACAATTATATTTATCTGCTGTATATTCAATTAAATTTTTACCAATTGCTTTTAATGGTTTATAAAAAAAGTCATAAACATTAACTGTATTTTTAATAGGAACATCCATAAAATTAGTCTTCTCACCCTCTCTATTATCTACTGCTCCTATTTTTACAACCTCGTCTTTTTCTACAATATGAGATTTACCATTTGACATAGTAAATTCTAACCATAGATGTAATAAATCATCATAACTATATTTTTTCATAGCATCTTTTAATCCTCCGAATGTTAAAGCATTACCAACAGTTGTTATGAATGATTTAATAGGTCTTCTTCCAACTCTCATTTTTGTTATTGTTAGGTCTTTATTTTGTTCTATAAATTTTCTTACGTTAGGTGGATAATCTTTCCTACCTGTAAAAAATGCTTTAACAGTATCTATAATACCTCTGCCTTTTTTTCCATAACCTTTACCTGTAAATACATCTTTTTTTAATAAATCATCTGCTTTTATCTTTATTTGTTCATTAATCTGTTTGATCTCTTCTTCTCTTTTTCTTTTTCTATCTTCATATCCTTCTATAAGTGAATCTAATTTATCTAATTGTAATTTTCTTTTTTTTGTGTCTTTTTGTTTTAATTTGCTTTTTTTTTGTTCATTATGAAGTCTTAAAGCACCTTTATCAAAGTCTATAGCTACTTCATATGTGTAAATTTTTACGAAATCATCAGATATATCTTTTAATATCCTAATTATTTTTTCATTATCATCTATAAAAATATTATAATCTAATTTTTCATATTTTATTTTACCTCCATCATCTAATTTATTACCAAACCTTATTATTAGATCTCGTGTTGAATCATAATTTTTTGCTTCATATATTAATGTTTTTAATTTCGTATCCATTGGTTCTTTATACATATCTTTACAATAATTATTATATTTTCTTTCACATAATTCTCTTGCGTATTCATCTCTTTCTTCCTTTTTATTTTCTAATCTTTCAAATAAATATTTTCTTACTTTCCAAGTTGCATTGAATAAAATTGTATTTAAATCTTTTGGTTCTATTTTAGATGGTTCTATTTTAGGCGGGTGTTCTATCATATCCTCTAATACCTCAGTAATTAAAAAACTTTTTTCATTTAAAATCTTAAATGGTTCTCTTTCTTCTTTTTCTTTTTGTTCTCGTATTTTATCTTTTTCATCTTCTTCATCTCTTTCTTTTTTCTTTTTTTTACATTCTTCATTTATTTGTTTTATTTTATTTTCTAATTCAGTAATTTTTATTGCTTTTTTTAATCGTGCGTCTCTTGTTTTAGGTGGATCTTTATTTTTTAAAATTGATAATTCAATTTCTAATGGATCACTTCTTCCGCATTCTTTAAATATGTTTTGATTTCTTTCTCGTTTTTTATAATAATCAGGTAAAAAATCCCCATCCCTTGCTACTATATGTATATTCCATTTTTTAAACCGACTAATTAATTTTTCTTTTTCTTCTTTAGATAAATTTGTAAATAATGGATATTTTGTATAAAATTTATTTCTTAAATCATCTTGTTCTTTAATCTTTTCATCTATATACATTTTTCTCTTTTTTAATATTCCTTCTAATTGATCAGTTCTTTTCTCTAATTCTTTTTTTCTTTCTTCTAATGGTTTTAATTTTTCTAATTGTTTTTTATATGCTTCTCCCTTTGCATTTTTATAAACTTTTGTTTCCATTATTTTTTCTATATCTTGTTTGACAAAATTTAAAGTCATTTTATGATTATCAAAATCTCTTTCTGCATAATCTCTTTGATTTTCTTCTGCTTTCTGTATTTGTAAATTGCGTATTTCTTTTCTTAATATTTTTAAATCATCAAAATATTCAGGTTTAATATCATTTACCATTTTAATTAATTCATCATCATTTGTAATATTAGTTTTTTCTTCTTGTTTTGGTGGTTCGGTTTTAGGTGGTTCAGGTTTTGGTGGTTCGGTTTTTGGTGGTTCGGGTTTTGGTGGTTCGGTTTTTGGTGGTTCGGGTTTTGGTGGTTCGGGTTTTGGTGGTTCGGGTTTTGGTGGTAATACATAATCAATATATACACTAAAATCTATATCCAACTCTTTTTTTTTTTCTTTATTAGATAATTTTCTAAAAAATGGATATTTTGTATAAAATTCATTTCTTAAATCATCTTTTTCTTTTTCTATTCCATCTATACTTTCTTTTCTAATTTTAACTAGATTATCATATTCATCTTTTTCTTTTTCTAATTTTTCTTTTTCTTTTTCTAATGGTTTTAATTTTTCTAATTGTTTTTTATATGCTTCTCCTTTTGCACTTTTAAAGGTTTTTGTATCGGTTATTTTATTTATACTTTTATATACGTATTTCTCTAATTGAGTTTTAACACGACTTGAAAGAAATTCATAATCATTTTGATTTAGATACTTTATTTCTCTATCTAAATCAATTAATTTTTTTCTTAAAATTTCAAAATCATTTTTAATATTTGGTTGTTCGGTTTTAGGTGGTTCAGGTTTTGGTTGTTCGGTTTTAGGTGGTTCAGGTTTTGGTGGTTCAGGTTTTGGTGGTTCGGTTTTAGGTGGTTCAGGTTTTGGTTTTTTTTTAGTTGGTTTTATTGGATCATTTTCTAATGTAATTTTATTTATTTTATCGCTATTATATAATTTCATTAAACTACATAAAATTTCAGGTTTTGTCATTTTTGATACTGCTATTGATGGGTCATATTTTTTTAATTCTTTATTTAATTCTCCTTTTTTCATTTTCATATAATTATTAAAACAAGATAAATCACTTTCATCTAATTCATAATTTTTAGGGTCATCGTGATTATATAATTTCATTAATACACATAAAATTTGTGGTTTTCTTAATTTTGAAACTGGAATTTTTTTATTTTTATAAACTTCTTTAACAATTTTATTCAATTCTCCTTTTTTCATTTTAAAATAACCATTGAAACAACTACTATTTTTAAGTTTTTTTGATGGTGGCGGGACATAATCCTCATCATCTTTTTTTTCTCCTCCATACTTCATAATATTTAACATAGTATATATATATATATATATTATATTATAAAAAAAAAATTGAAAAATAATATTAAATTAAATAGACATCATCTTTATAAAATTTTTTTTAAATGCTTATTGCTTCTTAAATGTTTTTTATAATTATCAATACGATAATCGTGATTACATAAATCACAAAAAATTCTATTATTATTAAATGGTAGTAATTTATTGATATTTTCTTCTTCAAATTCTTTTAATTTTTCAATTTCTTTCATTGATAATTCAAAAGAATCACCATCAGATAAAAGCATTTTTTGAAAAATAGGTATGAGGGTGTTTTCAGATTTTTTTTTATCCATATTATATATATTATTAATTAGAAAATAAAATTTATATAATAGTAGGGAAACTCGTTTTCGTCCATCCTGTAAAAGCACCTGTAGCGGGTATGTGATGGTTTGGCGTCCTTCCGATATTTTGACCGTGTGAGAAATTAACTGCTCCGCCTCCGCTTTTTAGAACAATATAATTATTCGGGGCGTTTTGCGTCAAGAAGCATCTACAGAAATTATTATAAAAATTGACGGTATTAGCACTGGCACTATTTGTAAAATTTATTATTGCTCCTGTCGTTGTTGCTACTCCATTTGTGAATAGGAAAATAGAATTATTAATTGTTGTAGATGATGTAGCGTTTGATGTATTTGCTATTTCAATTAATGCTTTAACACTTGCACTATTACTCGCATTATACATAGAAACACCAAAAGCATTAAAACGACCCGCTCCATCTACATAAACAAAATTTTGCGTTGTGAGAGGTATTAAGGGACTGGGATTATTTTGAATTTGTGTTCCAACCATAAATAAAGAACTATTATTAAGCATAATACCAGTTGTATCACCATTAACATAAATAACACTATCTCTAATAGTGCAGTCTCCTAATAATCCTCCTCCTAATGTTCTAATTAATAAATTATTTTTAGTTGGAAGACTGACAGATATTATATTAGAAATTAATAGAGTGTTATTATAAATAGTATTATTAGTATGAACTATCATTCCATTAACTTGAATACCTGATAAAACGCCAATAGCATATAATGAACTATTATTAACCATATTAAAATTAACATCTCCATCAAGAACACACGAGATAGGATTTGTTCCAACTACTGAAACCCCGCTTTTTAAGACTACTATTTTTTCAGTGTAAGTTCCAGCCGCTAAATTAATAATAACATTCGTTTCAGGTGATAGAGTATTAACAACTGCCATACAAACAGCGACTGTTTTATATGGATTATTTATATTACCATTACCTGTTATATCATCACCTGAAGTATTGCTCACATAATAATTATATAAATTTGAATTATCTATTTCATTTATTTCTTGTTGTAATGTATTAATATCGTTTTGTGTAGCAACTAATACATTATTTTGATAAATTGTTTCACCATTTAATTCTTTTACATCTATAAATTTATCATTAATATATTTATTATTACCTAATTCTTTTTCTGTATGACAATTCACAAAATCAATGATACTTGAACTCATTATTATATATATATATATATGTATATATAATAATTTTTAAGAAAATAATTTTTAATTTAAAGTAGTGAGTGTTTAAGTTGAGATTTAGATGCCATAGCACCGCCTGACATAGCACCGCCTGACATAGCACCGCCTGAAGCACCAAAACCGATTGAATTTAGAGCATTAGCGACACCTTGGTGATTTTTTCCTAAATAATCTTTTACGTGTCCCCTTAACATCTTACCAGTTGAACTATCATAAAATGATTTAACGTGAGGTAAAATTGCTTTAGCGTGTGATATAATTTTATCTAATCCACCATCAAATAGACCAGTTCCGTTAAGTTGAGGATCACGCATAAAATCACTATGAACCATATTATTTTGTTTGTGAGCGTTTATTGCATCGCTCTCACTTAAAGGGCTGTAAGAAATTGCCGTCAGATTTGTGTCCCAAGCAGCTATAATATTATCATAAGCCATCACAGTCATCAGATCGTAAGTTTCACAGTTAGGATCAAAATTTTGGGCATTAACAAATATTTGAAATTGAGTTCTGTAAGAAACCATAGGGCATAAATTACGACGAAGCGAGATATTACGCCCAAATTCAAGACGCACACAAGCACCAGCAGGAGTAAATGTAGTAGGTAGATAATTTCCACCAGCATCAACAGCATTCAAACCAAAAGGCATAGGAAGACCATTAAATATAGCGTAATTATCAACAAGACCATTTTCAGCACACATTTTATATAAATCACAAGTTTTAGAATTTGAAAGAAGAGTAGCACCATCAAAATTTACTTGAATATTAGTTATACGTGTAAAATGATCTGAGCGTTGCGATCCATCAATTGAAGAAGTTGCAGGTGTTGAACCTCTATTATTAAATAACATAAGGTTTTGAGTTGGTTTTACAGCAACAAGAACAGCAGTAGGAATACGTGAAACAGTTATTACAGGTGATGTTAGAGTAGTAATTGGAGGCACAGGAGAACTATAAGGAACATTAAAGGTTTGAGGCATACGTTCAATAGATTTAAGAGGATAATATACAAGGTTAGGCACAGCATCCATATTAGTAGATACAGTAATATATCTAAATTCAGGTTGTAAAACATCCACTTGAATATCTGTAATGTTTAGAACATTTCCACCAGGACGATTACGAGAGAATGAAAATAGACGCTGACCTAAAGCACCAGCGAAAAATGTAAGATCAAGATTCATTGAAGTTAAGTGAGTTAAACCATAATCACCACCACCACCAGTAAGATTAATATTACTCTTCAAAGGAGAAAGCGGGATATAATCCTCAAGAGTAATAGAAAAATCAAACTCAGTAGCACTATTTTTAGATACACTAAAAGGCACAGTATTACGATGCAATACGTCTTCACTACCGCCTTCTTTAAAACCATTAAGAGCATTACGAGCAGTTCCTACAAGACTATCATTATTAATACATTGATCTAAAAAGACGGGGGATAATTGACTTCTATATTTTGCAGGAGAAATTGTATTATATCGTTCAAGCATATCAACAACTGAACCGAGAGTCATAGAATAAGATGAACCACCAAGTGTAATAGTAGCGGTATTGATTATTTTACTTAGAGCATTAGAACGAGGAGCAAAACATCCATATTCATAAATAGGTCTATTAGGTTCAAGCACTCCATTAGTATAAGAATTACCGCTTACTCTTACATTAAATTGTTGTCTATATAAAATTTCTTTTTGAACGACGTTAAATTCGTTAGGGATTTCAAGTTTAACACTAATAGCGGAATTACTAAATGTATTTGTTTGATTTAAATTAATTGCTAAAAGATTAGAAGGTTTTTGAACTACAACAGCAGGAACTGTAAAATCTAAAAGTCCTTCACGAACTTCAATAATGTTATCAGTTAGAGGAGCAGGGATAATATTACTCATTTATATATATATATTATAATATATATTTTATTTTTTTCAAAAATATTAAAATTAAATATATATCTATATATTTAAATCTAATAATTATATTTATTAAAATTTTTTATATTAAAGTTGTCGTTTTTGGATAAAATGCTAATTTTAAATCTAATGGTTGTCCAGTTGGAATTACTAAATCATAACTTATATTATAGTTAGAAATCCACGATACAGAAACTTGAAAATCTTTTAAATCTTGTGAGGTCGTTATATCTATCAATCTTATTTGAGAAATAGATGATGTTTGATAAGTAATAAAATTATTATTATATGCGAAATTATCTATATCTACTTGTATATCTGTAAGAATTGGTCGTAAAGGTCTTATACCCGCTGAACCAAAATTACTTTCTAATGTTCCATCGCTCGTAAGTTGATTGAGATATTCTAATTTTGTAGCGATACCATAATTAATAGTAAAAACTATTTTTGTTAAAGCATACCACATATTTAAAGAAGATTTCCACGATGGTATTTTTAATATATTATTATCTAATGTATATACATAATCTAATTTTGATACTGTATTTCTAAAAATCAAATTTACATTACCATATCTTAATTCTGATGAAAAATATATGCTTGGATTTTGGAATAAATCCTGTAATAAACCATCTGTAAATAGTTCAACTCTTGCTCTTTGTGTATATGATGGTGTCCCATCAGGTAGATATGTAGTTATAGGATCTTGAAGCATATATCTTTCATCAGCATTAAAATTAAATTTACTATTATTTACATCAAAAGAATAATAAGGTATATTAGTCCATAATGATACATCTATTCCTAACGCTTGACATCCAACCCGAAATTTACCCCACATATCAATTATCGTCTGATTTATTGAACTTAATAAGGTTTGAACGTCATAAACAAAATAATAAGTTCTATTTGTTATAAAATCTTGAGTTCCATTTATAACAGTTGGTATAAAACCTCCTTTAAATTCGGGTTGAAAAATAACATTATCACTTAAACTAAATATAATATCACCTGCTATATTTCTATATGCAAGAGAAACGATATATAATAATTTATTAGGATTTGTATTTATACTACCATCTAAATTAAATTTTGCAAGAGGAACAATTAAACGGGGGGCGTCTGAAATAGGAATTAATGCTCGTTGAACTCCTATAAAATAATCATCTGCTTTTTTTAAAAATGGTGCTTCATTAAAAATTTCTAATATACTTGGTTGCTTATTTACATCTGCTGGTCTTGCTGTGAGTTGATTATACCCAATTAATTGTTGAACATTAAAATACAATGGACTTTTTGTATGTGAATTCATTATATATATATATATTATAATAGATAAAAATTAAATAAAATTAGTTAATTGTAAAATTAATTCATCATTTTTTTTATAATCATTTTTATTAAATTGTTTTTGGAATTGCTCCATATTCATATCATCCCTTAATAAAAAATATATAGCATATCTACCACATACCGCGCTATGATTTTGTTGAAATTGAAACTCATTATATTCAATTTTATAAGGTGAATTTAATAATAAATATGTTAATTGTTTAAAATCTTGTTTATATTTTTTTCTTTTGTAAGGGTCAATTTCTAATAAATTATCATCTATAAACCGTCCATAACTATCAAATACATATATTATATTTTTTTGTTTATCTTTTCTTATTGCTATATAATGTCCTGATTTTGTATTATTAGAAAAATCCCAAAAATAAAGAATAACTAATTTATTAAAAGGATATAATGCCTCATCAATAGTATCATATTTTAAAAGTTCATCATATGATAATACTTTTACTTTTCCATCTAATGCTTTTATTATCTCCTCTCCATTTAATGCCTTATTCATATATATATATATTATATGTATATTTAAATTTTTATAAAAATTATATCTCAAAGAATAATATATGAATTATATATTTAATAAAATAATAGATGTCGTTTATTCAAAATTTATAGATTATTGGTATTTTAAACCTATACCAGTAAATATTAAAACAATAGAACAAGATAATTTTATAGTCTTAAAACATATAGATAAAAAATTAATAGAACAAAAAGAACCAATAATAAAAACAATTAAATTCTTAGATGAAATAAAAGAATTTCATAAAAATAGAAAATTAAGAAAAATAAAATGTAAAAATAATGATTTTTAGAAATTGCGGGGATATTTTTTAATTATATTAATAATAAATAAAATATATCTCCGCAATTTCTAAAAAAAATATTTAAAAATTAATTATTACCTAAAATATATATTTCACGTTCCCCCATAACGACCATAGGCGTCATATTAAAAATACAAACCCATCTCCCCTTCATATTTAATATTTTTTTAATATTTTCTTTTGAAATACCTAAATATTTGTTTAAAGCGTTTTTATGTTGAACTGATACAGAATTTAAAAAGAATACAAATGAAGAACAACTTAAAAGCATTACTTTAGTAGTTTGTCCGTCAGTTGCACAATGAACTGTTTGAACTATACTAATATGTTTTTTTCTTGCATTTTGTATTGAACTATTCATTAAATGATATAGTTTTTTTTTTAAAAATCCGTTCTCTCGTGTGTTCTCTAAACAGTCTATATCATCAAATGCAAGTAATGAATTATCGGGTATATCATTCCATTCTAATTCACTCTCAACAAACTTATCTAATGGTATTCTTTTTACTAAATCATCTAATAGTTTATCTGTATTACTTTCACTTAACAAATACACTTTATTATCCTTATAAATTTTCTTATAATTTTGTATATATTGTTTCAAGTAATAACTTTTTCCTGCTCCTGCCTTTGCACTTACCATTACAATATTGGTCTGTGTTGGGTCGTTAGTTGGTAGTTCTTCAAAATATTCATCATCATTTAATTTAATATGAGTTGTAATATTATCTTGTTCTTTTTCATTATGATATGTTTTACAGCAATTATCACAACATTTTTTTTTACATTTTTCAACATTACAATTATTACAACATCTCTTTTTTTTATCATATAAATGAATTATTTTTCCATTATTACAACTATTTTTACTTTTTATAACTGCTAAACGTTTTCCACATTCAAACGAAAATGTATAATTATCCTCCATTTTATTATATATATATATATTACATAATAAAAAAAATATATTAAAATTTAAAAATAGATTAAAATAATATATTAAAATAATATATTAAAGTATAGCACCCGCAAGATCACCTATAATTGGTATGCCTTTTAAAAAGTCAAATAATCCTGCTCCTGCCATATCGCAATTACTACAATCATAACCCATACCTTGAAGCATCGGTTTATATTTTTTAATAATATAATCTATACTTAACTCTTCATTTTTATGTTTTTCTAAATCTCTTAGTAATGATTTCATTTTTTGTAAATGTTTATTATTACTTATTAATGTTCCTTTCGTTTTAGATGCGGTTTTATCTTGCATAAATAAAGATGGATATTTAATAGCATTTATTTTTTCTCTTAAATTTTTTCTTTGATATTTTTTAATTGCTTCCATATTTGTATTTCTTAATGTTCCTCTTGTAAAAGATAATAATTTATCTTTTTTAAATGGTTTCTTCTTTCTACCACCCTCAACATCATCTATAATAAATGGTTCATTTCCTGAACCTATACTATACATAGGATTCTGTAATCCTCCTAAATATTCATTAACAGTTAAAAGCGGTCTGCTTACAGTCTCATTCATATTTGTTAATCCCGTATTTGTGTAAAATCCTACAGGATAACCTAAAAGATTATAGTTGTTGCCTCCTCCTAATTGATTTATACCTGCTCCTAATTGATAAAGTCCTGATTTATACATATATATATATATTATATTAAGAAATTAAATATTAGAATTTATTTTATTATTGTTATCATTAATATATGCTTTTAAATGATTACATACATCAATAATATTATCAATATTATTTAATATATGCTTGTATTGTCCGTCTAAACTATTATCATTAATTAAATTTGATACACTATTTTTATTTTTATTTCTGATATGTCGTTTTGTTTTGTAATGAGTATATATATAGTTTATTTTATGCTCTGTTCCACACTCTAAACATTTTTTAACTTTCATAACATTATTATTAAATACAATATCTGTCATTTTTATATTATATATATTATTATAATATAAAAAAATTATTTTAATCAGTTTTTTCTTCTAATTTTTCAATATCTTTGTTATCCTTAACTTTTTCATTATAATATTCTCCTAAAATTTCTTTTAACCAAATATCAAGTCCAACTAATCGTTGCATTAAACTATAATTTTCTGCTTTTAGTTTTCCTATCATAATTAAAAGTTCATCTTTATCTTTATCATAATGTTTAAAAACTTCTTCTTCATCAAGTTTAATATTAATTTTTTCAGGATTAATATCCAAAAACAGTTTTTCTATTAAATCACACATAAATATATATTACATTTAGAAAATTATTTTTAATTTTTATATTATTTATATATTATTTTTTTTATATAGTATAATTATATATGAAAAATATTGTTGTTAGTCAAGAAGATATTAAACAGTTAAGAAAACAAAAAGTTTATGATATACAATATACTGATGATGTTATTGAAGCAGTTAATTTAATTACTTATAAACAATCTAATATATCATTTTTTGGTAGTGCAATCTTTTCTAATTTAATTTATGCAGGTGATATTGATATAAGAGAAGAAGTTGCAGATCCTAATGATATTCCGTATGTAATGAAAAAAATTGTTGATAGAATTACAACACATCCTGAATATAATAAAAAATATATTTTAGGTGATATCAAAAGCGGTATGAAACCCGAATATATACCGTTAGATAATCATATAGGTTATATTAAAGAAGATACAATTAAAGATTATCAACCAAAATTATTTGAATTTTTTAATTATAAATATAAAGATTTAGGATTTAAAGAAATACCACATTTAGATGATAAAGATTTAATTCCTAAATGGTTAGATTTATATGGACGAACACATATGGCAATAACTATAAGATGGACTCCTGACGAAATAAGCAGATTATATAAAACAGATAATGGTTTAAATATGTTTAAATTAAAAGATGCTGTTTTAAAAAGTAAATTAAATAAAATTGATATGTATTATTTTAGTGAAAGTAAAGGACGATTTATAGAAATTACAAATATATTTTATCCACTACCTGATAAATCAATCGCACAAATAAAATATGAGATAGGATTAAATGGATTACAATATTATTATTCAAAACCACAAAATTTAATAAAATATTTAAAAAGATATTATTCATTTGAAAGACAAAATAAAAATTGGAAGTTTATGAAAGTTGTTAGTGAGTTTTTAGATGGTAATATTAATATGTTGAATAGTTGTAATACAGATTTAAATGTGTTAGTTAGTATGTTAGAGTTCGGTTATAGTGTAAATTCTAATTTAAATTACATACACGCACATATTAATAATATTATAAATAGATTACAGAATATATATGAGGTTAATTTATCTAATCAATTATTTGAAGATATTAAAAGTATAAAAGATATGAGAGATGCAAATCAAATTATAGAAATAATAGAACCTATTACAGATTTTTTTAAAAAAATTATTAATGAGAAAACATTAGAATTTCTCAATAAAAATAATATACCTATTTTACAAATAAAAAATCATTATTAAAAAATTATTATATATACATATATATATATATATAATAAATGTCATTTCCACCATATCCTGAAAAATACAATACTTTTTATAATACTGGATATAAGAGGTATTGGACGGGCGCAGGTTTTCCATATATTAAAGATGATTTTGTAGGCGGTTATGCTGGATTACAATATCCAAGCGATGATGAAGATAAAGTGAGACCTAAACCTGTAATGGATTTACAAAACATAGCGGGTAGAGGGCGACCTAAAAAAAAAGGTAAAGGTTTTTTGAGTGATATGTTAGGCACAGTAGGTTCAGTATTAGGCACTATCGGAAAACCTATTTTTGACAGCGTTCCTGCATTGAAACCATATTCGGGATTATTAGGAGATAATAGTCTATATGGTTTAGCATCTCAAGGACTGAAACATATAGGTTTAGGAAAAAAAAAGAGAGGAGGTAGAAAAATGTTATCTGAAGATGACCCGAGGTATGAACCCGACGTCAGAATCCAACCTTATAAATATTCACTTAGTGATAGATCACCACCACACGATATACCCCGCCCCCGAATGAAAAAAAAACAATCAGGCAGTTGTATGGATTGTAAAGGTAGTGAAAAGATGGAAGGAGGACGTAGGAAAAAAAAATTAAATAAAATTGGAGGAGATAAACACGCTATAAAAGTTAAAGATGTTATGAAATATAAACACGAAAATAATGTAAGTTTAAAAGATGCTTGGAAACATTTTAAGAATTGTTAGATAATACTTTTTTTTTATGTTTTTCACTATTTAAATGTCTATTTTTTGATACATAACTATATGAACCACCGCATATTTCACATTTACTTTTTTCTTTTAATTTTACTAATAATTTATCTTTATTTGTTTCATAATATTTTTTTTGATATTCTATATTATTAAATTCTTTTTTTATAGTATTTTCTTGATTTTCCATTTCTATATATATATATACTATATATATAGAAAATAATTTTAAATATTTTTAAATATTAATTTTAATTAATTTATTTATTGGTATAAAATAATAAAGACTTTTTTTATCATTATAATCTATTCTTTTATTTCTAACATATTCATCTAATTCAAAATTACTAAATACATCTTTATTATATTCTATATAGTATAAACCATCTATAAAATCAAATAAAAATATTTGTTTTTTCCCTTCTATAATTTTATTATATGGTATTAGTGTTGTAGGATATGTATTATATTTATTATTACGTGTTTTTAATTCATAATAATATGTATCTCCTTTAAAATCATATCTTGATACAGATGATGATGATTTTTTAATATTATCATTAAAATGTTTTTCTATCTTAATTAATACTGTATCTTCATTTTTTGTTCCAAAAGAATAATCATTTTTAAAACTTGACATTATATATATATTATATTTAGAAAATAATTTTAAAAATATTTAAAAATATTTAAAACTATATATATTTTTTATTTTTTATTTTCATTTTTTAATTCATCATTTTTTGTATCTTTATGTTTATGTTTATGATGATGATGATGTTTATGTTCTTTTTCAATAACAGTATTACAACACGACGATATACAACTATCTTTTACTGACAAATCCCTAAAAAATTGTTTTACTCTATCACAGAATGATAATGTCATATTATATATATTTAGATTTTTTTTTTGAATGGTGATAAATTCTTATTACCTCTTATAATTTGTTTCTTTTTAATTTGTTCTTTTAGATTTTGTTTATCAATCTCATCAACTGTTAATGGTGTTTGTTTAGATATTCGCTTTGTAGGTCTGAAAACTGGATAATCTTTATTTCCCACGTCTCGCCATTCCTCTTTCATCCATCTTTTTAAATTTTTAGGTTTATTATCATCAATATATGTTCCTTTATTTTGTTGATAAACTTTTTGAATAAACATAGATTTGAAGGCACTGCTTTTTTTATATATTGTATCAGCATATTCTTTTACTTTTTGATATAATTCAGGATTTGCTACAATTGGCATATAATATATATTTAGATATTTTATTTACCATAATACTAAATCACTAAACCAACCCGCACTATATTTTTTATGTCTATCGCCTTCGTGTCTCTTTTTATAATTCGCTCTTTTTTTTTCATCCAAATTATCATAATCTTTGTATAGTCGTAGTTTATCATAATACTGTGTATGGGGCACACCATTAGGACGAATACCTCCAAATGAAGTTATATACTCACCATTATAAAAAACATCAT